CTATAGATCATGTCCTAGAATATTATCATAACTATGAGCAGAAGAAGTTATGGATTGTTGAAAAAGAATCGTTTAATAATGGAAAGAGTAACAAATGAACAACGCTAAGATTATTGCAGTAACACAGTCAATTATGAAAATCGAGACAGATGGAAAATATGGTGACGTTAACACTCGTCCAATGAACGCCGAAGAGTTCATTGCCTATACTGCCCGTGTTTCTAATCCCGGTAATCAATACAACACCCTCACTGCACCAAAACTCCTAAAGTATCTAATCGATCATAAGCACTGGTCGCCATAGATGAAATCCTGGAAAGAACTTGACTTCCGAGAACAGATGATGTATATTAGACAGGCTGAATATCTCCAGGAAAAAGGATACTTTCCTGGTATGGATTCCTTTGTTGTGGCGGAAATCTTGTATAAGAGAAGGAATAGGTGATGTCTAACGATACCGTTTATTATGAACTAGTGAAACGAACTATTCCATACAATCCTAACACCTTTGTAACTGCTGCTATATGGTCGTGTTCTCTTTGTGGTGAAACGATTGATGGTATGGGTGGACCTGGCAGCGGTGAAATCTGTGTGAAATGCGGTGATGAAATACTAGCAAAAAAGATTGTGTATAGAAGGGAAGAATAATGAGTGATTTTATTGTAATAAGACATATGACAGATAATCGAGGTAAAATTCATGTCGAAATGACAAAGAAATCGTCTGTCGACCTTACAGAATACAAAATGGTACAGGTTAGAGATAATGGTATGGAAGAGTATGTCCATGTAGATGAATATGATATCTATAAGAAGATGTATGAAAAGATGGAAAAGTGATGACTATACATTACTCAACAAACTGGATGGGTCCAATCAATACTAAATGGATAGAAGAAAATGGTAATGATTGGTCTACTGGTCGTATTGATGTTTCAGGCGATGTTCCTGAATATACCGAAATTGGCCTTCCTATGATGAAAGGTGATGATTGGAATAGATTTAGTGCTTGGTTGGATAATTTCACGACTCCATACCGTATATGGACTCTTGATGAAATCGTAGAAGAATACGAAACGACTAATCCTAAGATAACATGGTGGATGGATCAATGAGCATTGATGTAGAACGGTTACATGACATTCTTTATGAATGTGATGGTAAATTGAGAACCGATGAAGAACTTATGGAAATCTACACTTCTCAACTACCAAAATCTATAAAAGCAGAAGTAGATGTTTGGGGTATGGACACCGTAATTTCCGATGAGATATATCTTTTTTGGAAAGGAAGGAAACAAGATGACTGAAAGTGCTGATTTACTAAATAGAGTTGTAGGCCACGGAGTACCAGTCCCGCCTACTCTAACACTGTTTAGGAGTGCCAGCATGTCTATTTATCGCCGTCTATACGAGCAACATTTCGGTCCAATACCGAAGGGTTATCATATACATCATATTGACGGTAATCATTCCAATAATCACATAGACAATCTTCAATGTGTTTCGGCAAAAGAACACTATGATATTCACTACTCGCAAGGAGATTATGGTGCCTGTTGGGCCATGTCTGTTACAGGTCATATCTCTCTAACAACAGAACAAAGATCGGAAATCTCTAGTAAGACTCAATTAGAACTTTCAAAAGATGGTAGGCATCCGTTCCAGTTAGAGAAATCCAGAGAAAAGAACAGAATAGCAGTTATTGAACGAAACAAGTCTATGACTGGTAAAACCTATGAAGAATTATATGGTGAAGATAAAGCACAACAGATAAAAGACTCAATAAGTGCGGCAGGTAAAGGTAAAGTTTTGAACTTGACCGACGAGGAACGATCGGATAGAAGCGAAAGATGTAAGATATATAATCCTATGTTCAACCTTTCCGATGAAAAAAACGAAGAACGTAAGGACAAGATAAGACAAAAGATGAAACAGAAGTTTGAAAACTCCGATGGTAATACTAAAGGCAGAGTATGCTATACTGATGGAGATAAGAATATCTTTCTAAGTATAGATGCCGAAATACCAGAGGGGTTCTCTAAAGGAATGACTAGAAGGAAGAGAAAATGAGTAATGTGAAGATTGTTGGAATCACTAAACCTATGGTAGAAGATTATCCTGGTATGACGCCAGAGGAATATATTGTTTATGTTGCCCGTGTAAGCAATCCATCAAATCAGTTGAATATGATGACTGCACCAAAACTTATGAAATATCTTATTGAGCATAAACATTGGAGTCCTATGGAACATTGCTTCCTTACGTTAGAGATTACAACCACAAGAGATATCGGTAGACAGATTCTTCGACACCGTTCATTCACTTTTCAAGAGTTCTCACAAAGGTATGCAGACCCCACGCAAGATATGAATTTTGTTACAAGGGAAGCAAGACTTCAAGATCATAAAAACCGTCAGAATAGTATTGAGACTGATGATGACGATGTTCATTATCAATGGAAGATGCAGCAAAATCTTATCAGAAGTGCCGCTGAAAAAGGATATAAACTTGCTATTGACATGGGCATTGCCAAAGAAGTCGCTAGATCAGTATTACCAGAAGGACTCATTGAGACTAAAATGTATATGAGTGGATCGTTGAGGTCATTTATCCACTATATTGATGTTAGAGCAGAAGAAGGCACACAGAAAGAACACCGTCAGGTTGCTCTAGCAGCACAGAAAGAAATCCTCATGCACTTCCCATCTTTGAAAGAGTATTGGTATCCTGATCTAGATCCTAACATGCCAAGATTTGAGGATCACTGGCTTCCAAGGAATAGATCTTCTGTTGTAGAACAAGAACCTAAATCATGGTGGTGGAAGTTCTGGTCATGAATAGGATCGTAACCATGATCAATATCCATGGAGAAACAATCAGGACTATACAGGCGCTTGATGATGGCACATGGTGGATATATCATGACTGCTTTCATAACGCACCGTGGTCAAGAAAGAAGTTTGGATTATAATGCTGTTTGATAGATACGACTTTAAGAAATTCGCCAGAGCCGTTCACAGAGTGAATAACAGGTTCGAGGGTAGAGAGATTAGACAGCTATATTCTGGTTATCTATATCCAGAGTTACCTTTATATTTGAAAATCACGGAGATTCTTGATGCCTAAAATCGTATTAGTTGAAACCGTCTCTATGTTCCGGCATATATACGCTGTAGAACTTGAAGATAACCAACCAGCAGATTATGCTGTAGAAGATGTTATGTATTTTACTACTGGTGGAGAAACAGAATTTGATGAAGTAGCACAAGAACATGTTGGTGAGAACATATTATCACACCGTGTAGTAACTGAACAAGAATACTTAGAACTTTTTGATCAACATAATCCATATGCCGCTCCTATGTGGACAGTTGATCAGAAGAAGAGATATATATACAAGGCTAAGCAATGCGAAAGCGAGATTCCAAAAGAAGATGGAAAGCAAGACTGAAACTGGGAAAGCAAATACCAATTTGGGTTATGATGAAGTATCGAGTATATCCTCCGCCCAATGAAAAACTCAAAGAAATTTATAATATATATAGAGAAACCGTTATGTTCAAAGAGGAAAATAAATGACAGACTTTACAGTTTACCAGCAGTATATTCATAAATCCCGTTACGCAAGATTCCTTCCAGAAAAGAATCGTCGTGAACACTGGAATGAAACAGTCCAGCGTTATGTGGATTATATGTTCACAAAAGTTTCAACAGGCCAGGGATGGACGGTTGATCAAAAGCTAAAGCAAGAAGTATTTGACGCAATTTATAATCTAGAAGTAATGCCTTCTATGCGTGCTCTTATGACAGCTGGTAAGGCGCTAGATCGTGATAACGTTGCTGGTTATAATTGTTCTTATTTGCCGATTGACGATCCTAAAGCATTCGACGAGGCTATGTGTATTCTTATGAATGGCACAGGTGTTGGTTTCTCTGTAGAGCGTCAGTATGTTAATAAGCTACCAGAGATACCTGAGAATCTTTATGATTGTGATACTCTTATTACAGTTCGTGATTCTAAGGAAGGTTGGTCAAAGGGATTGCGTATGCTTATCTCTTTGCTTTACGCTGGTGAAGTTCCAAAGTGGGATCTATCGCAGCTTCGCCCTGCTGGTGCTCCACTAAAGGTATTTGGTGGTCGTTCTTCTGGACCAGATCCACTCAACGATCTATTCAAGTTTGTTATTCGTATCTTTAAGAACGCTCATGGTCGTAAGCTAACTTCACTAGAGTGCCATGATATTATGTGTAAAATTGGTGAAGTTGTTGTAGTTGGTGGCGTTCGCCGTTCTGCTATGATTTCTCTATCTAATCTTAGTGATGATCGTATGCGTCATGCTAAAGCAGGACAATGGTGGGAAGCAAATGTACAAAGAGCTTTATCAAATAATTCAGCAGTCTATACGGAAAAACCAGAAGTTGGACAGTTCATGCAAGAATGGCTCTCCATCTATGAGTCTAAGTCGGGCGAACGTGGAATCTTTTCCAGAGAAGCAAGCCAAAAAGTTGCTAAAAGAAGTGGAAGAAGAGATCCATCGTTTGAATTCGGAACTAATCCCTGTTCGGAGATTATCCTTCGACCATACCAGTTTTGCAACCTCACAGAGGTCGTTATACGAAGCGATGATAGTGAGAAATCTCTTGCTAGAAAGATTAGAGTCGCAACAATATTGGGAACGTTTCAATCAACTATGACTCATTTCCCATATCTTCGTAAGATTTGGCAGAAGAATACAGAGGAAGAAAGGCTTCTAGGTGTTTCGTTTACAGGCATTTATGATTGCCCACTAATGAACGATTATAAAGATCCAGAACTTCCTGAGCGTCTAGAACGTCTTCGTCAGGTTGCTATTGACACGAATAAGGAATGGAGCGAAAAGCTTGGAATTAACCAGTCAGTTGCTATTACCTGCGTTAAGCCCTCTGGAACCGTCAGCCAATTGGTTCTTAGTCCTTCTGGTATTCATCCCGGTCACGACCATTATTACATTCGCCGTGTTAGAAGTGACAATAAAGATCCTCTTACAAAACATCTTATTGATGCGGGTGTGCCTAACGAGCCTGACGTTACTAAGCCTCATTCTACTACTGTATTTTCATTTCCTATGAAGCTACCAGAGTCTTCAATTACTAGAGAGAGTGTATCTGCTATCGATCACCTAGAACTTTGGTTAAAGTATCAGCGTCATTGGTGTGAGCATAAACCTTCTGTTACGATTAACGTAACGGAGGCAGAGTGGCCACGAGTCGGTGCTTGGGTCTATGATCATTTTGATGAAATGTCTGGCGTATCATTCCTTCCATATGATGGTGGTACATATAGACAAGCTCCTTATGAAACAATCACTAAGGAAGAATATGATAATACTATTATAAATATTCCTACAATAGTTGATTGGGATGCTCTAGTTGAAGTGGATGATAACGTCGAGGGCGTTCAGACATTGGCTTGTACAGCAGGGAACTGTGAGATATGAGTGACGACTGGAAAAACGGTTACGATGCCGGTTATCAAAACGGTTGGGAAGCTGGATATAACAAAGGGAAGTCTGAAAGGCTTCCCACCAATCCTTACCAACAACCACATCAAGATTGGTTAAGACAACAAAACGTAGGAACTACTTGTATTGTTTGCGGTATGTTCTTTGAAGTTGGTAAGGCGTATGGTTATGTCTGCGGCAATTCACGTTGCCCATCAAAATCATATTGTTCAACCGTTCCATTAACAGCGTCTAGTGCTGCTAATGCACAATGGTCATCTTGGATGTCTGGTAGACCAAGTTCAGCAGTAAATGCTATTCCAGATGGTCTATCTTATGAGGAGATTTATGGATCAGTAGTATATCAACAAAATAAGAAAAAGGAATAATAAATGGCAAGTTGGTCAAACGGAACTTCTATATTTGAGGAAATTGCTGCAGTAATCAGAGCAAACGTTACTGATTACGAATCAAGATGTGATGTCTATAGAGAACTGATTCCTATCTTTGAGGATAATGGAGCAGAACTATTTGATATTTACGAATCGGTAGATGAGGCGTTTGATGAAGTTTGGTCTCAGATGTATCCTCAAGACGAGAGCGATGGTTGGTGATAACTCGTATAGATCCGCCCATGCCTTTGTATACTCCAAAAGGAAAGGCGTTGGCTCATTTTCTAATAGATTATGGATTTGAGCTAGATTTATATTGGGTTTGTTTTCAAGACGAAACTGGCGAATGTTGGACTTGGAATAATAAGGATATAAGAGCGCAAAATAACACAACCGCTGGTAGAATAAATATCCCGAAGGAGATTCGGGATGTGGATATACAGAGGTGAAATATTTGAAGATATTGGTAATTATGTTGGATTCGTCTATATAATTACCAATCTTCGCACAAATAAAAGATATATCGGTAAAAAGCTTTTTCATTTCTCTAAGACTAAACAAGTAAAGGGAAAGAAAAAGAAATTCAAGGTCGAGTCCGACTGGTTAGATTATTATGGATCCAATGAAGAACTCAATCATCACGTCAATATCTTTGGCAAAGATCAATTCAGAAGAGAGATTATAAGGCTTTGCACCTCAAAGGGTGAGATGTCTTATTTTGAAGCTAAGTATCAATTCCAATATGACGTTCTAGAAAGCGATCAGTGGTATAATACTTGGATTATGTGTAAAGTGCATAGGAAGCACTTGACTTTTCTAAAAAAAGGAGTATAGTATGCCTTGGCCTAATAAGAATAGACCACGTAAGGGTCGTCGTAAGATTGGTTCCCAGAAAAGAAAATCACGTAGATTGAAGGGTCGTAAGAAGAAGTAATCATGAGAAAGCTGGATCTGGATCAAGTTAGAGAATATATTATTAATACATCTTTGAACACTAAAATCTATATTGGTTCAGATTCAGCTAGATATAAACGTGGTGAAACTTGGTATGCAGAATATGCTACCGTGGTCGTTATTCATCATGACGGTTGCAGAGGTTGTAAGATTTTCGGTAGACTTGAATCCGAAATAGATTATGATCAGAAGCGTGATAAGCCTAGACTTCGACTTATGAAAGAGGTAATAAGGACGGCGAATCTTTATATAGACCTAGAAGAAGCAATAGGCATACGTCATGTTGAAATCCATCTTGATATCAATCCTAGCGAAAGGTTTGGGTCTAGTTGCGTTATTGGCGAAGCTGTTGGTTATGTAAAGGGTATGTGTAATATAGTTCCCTTCGTTAAACCTGACGCATTCGCTGCTTCCATCGCAGCTGATAGACTCTTGGCGTAGAGACAACGACCCTTAAAACTTAAAATATATAAATACTCCTAAACAGGAGATTTATATGTGGACACAAGAACATCGAGAAAAAGCAACAAAATCAATAAACGATAAAAAGAAAAAAGAAGTTTTTGTATTGGGTTCATCCAGTTCTACTGGATTTCTTAAAAAACTTCTTTTAGAAGAAGGAAGACAATTTGTATGTGAAGAATGTGGTAATGATGGACAACATAATGGAAAATCTTTAAATCTACAATTAGACCATATAAACGGTAACTGTGTAGATAACAGAAGAGAAAACTTAAGATTTTTATGTCCTAATTGTCATAGTCAAACGCATACATATTGTGGTAAAGGAAATACAGGTAAATTTAAAGTGAGTGATGATGAATTATTACTAGCTTTAAAAGAAGAACCTAGTATAAGAAAAGCTCTTTTGAGAGTAGGGTTAAGCCCAAAAGGAGGAAACTACAAAAGAGCTATGAAGTTAAAGCCCTTGTAGACCAACAGGTAGAGTCAAAGAGCTTAAAACTCTTAAAGGTATCGGTTCGAATCCGATCAAGGGCACCAACGTCTCAGTAGAACAATTGGTCAGTTCTCGCTGCTCATAACAGCGCGGTTGTAGGTTCGAGTCCTACCTGAGACACCATTCACTTAAAGGAAACATTATGAAGTATATTTTAGCCGTAATGGCAATGCTATTGGTAACGCCTGCAAATGCAGGATTTCTTGATGATCTTTTTGGAAGTCCAGTAGAACCAGTGGCTTACAGAAATAAGCATGGAAATAGACTAAATACTTATTCCACCGGAGCGCACAATGCTTCGTGGTATAACGACCGGCGTGGACGGACAGCGTCGGGCATGCGTCATCACTATGGTGTTGCGCATAGAACTCTACCGTTTGGTACAACAGTTTGCATTCACAATCCTGCAAACGGTAGATCAGTAGAAGCCGTTGTAACCGATAGAGGGCCATTCGTCAGAGGTAGAACCATTGACGTAAATCAAAACGTGGCTCGTGCCCTCGGATTCTCAGGAACCGCACATCTCAATTATCACGCGTGTTAAAAGGGTCGGTTGCGCATAACAGAAAGGTAAAATTATGAAGAAGATTATTTTTGCTGTTTTGACAGCAGCAGCTTTGTTTGCTTTTAGCGACATAGCTGAAGCCCGTCACTACAGCCAGAATACTCAGTATTCAAAACACGAAACTATCCCTTATGATCCTATTGGAGACATTCTCGGTGGGCCAGATCGTGGCTGGTCAGTTATGACTCCAATGAATCACTATCGTACGAAGCATACTTCTTACCATAGCAAGAGATATTCAACATACACAAAACATTACTCTGGTCATATGTCTTCATCGATTGTGTCTTATGGACATCTTCTACAGAACATGGGACTAAGAGTTTCCGAACATCCAGCTTTCGGCGGAGTCCATCATGTTCATCATGGTTGGGCACATTATGCTGGACGTGCGATTGACGTTAACGTTGGTCGTGGCGTATATGAAGCACATTCCAGATACGGGCGTAAGTTTGACCAAGTTGCATCTTCCGCTCGTGCTGCTGGCTATACCGTTCTTTGGCGTGTTAAGGGTCACTACAACCACATGCACATTCAGAGATAATAAATATGGGGAGGCAATGTCCGTGCCTCCCCTTTCTTAATGGAGGATTAGGTGAGTCTAGATAAAGAAAAAGAAACCCCAGAAGTTCCCAACATCGAAGATTTTCACTACTATCTTTTTAATTCTACATTCGATGCGTCTAGCACTGGCGATGCTCTTAAGTTTATTCTCGCCAGAAACCTAATGCGAAAAGATCGTCCTAAACAAATTAAATTTATCATCAACTCTCCCGGTGGAGAAGTTCCCTCAGCTTTTGCTCTAATTGATACCATCAAAGGTTCAAAGATTCCAGTTTTTACGTATGGACTTGGTGAGATTGCTTCTTGTGGTTTACTTACGTTTATGGCTGGAGAAAAAGGCCATCGTTACATTACCCGAAATACTGCGATCTTGTCGCATCAGTTCTCATGGGGAACTATCGGTAAAGAACACGAACTCCACGCATCAGTAAAAGAGTTTAATAATACAAGTCAACGTATTATCGATCATTATAAGAAATGCACCGGTCAAACCGAAGCAGTAATTAAGAAATTTCTGTTACCACCAGAAGATGTATGGTTGACGCCCAAGGAGGCAGTGAAATATGGTATCGCAGACCAAATTGTGGATTTCTATTGAGTGGGCAGCAACGATAACTTTAATTATCGCTGTAGCTCTTACTTCATGGAACGTTTATCCCGCTAACATATATATGAGTGCACTAGGTAACTTTCTTTGGTTACTTATGGCTTTGCACTGGAAAAAACTTTCTCTGATTACAATTCAAGCTTTTATCTTACTACTATATACTGGCGGTATGATAAAAGCATTTATGGGAGTTTAAGATGATTAAACTATTGAAAAAGATTCTAGCTGCATTAGAGAACAAACAGACAGCTAGAGAAAAACATTGTGGTATTGGTTATAACGGAGTGAAATGATGTCTATTATTCGTTTTAGTGATGAAGAAGTATTTGGTACGGATTCACAAGAGTATGAGATTCTAGTAAACGCGGTCCAGAAGGTAGGTTCAACACCAGGAGCAATCGTAGAGATTGGAACTCGTCGTGGTGGTTCTGCTAAGATGATTATTGATTATCTAGAAAATAAAAATCGTTCTATGTTCTGTATCGATCCTTATGGTAATATTGAGATTGAATGTACAAATCTTAATATGACTATCCATAATCCAGATCGTCAGATCGAAGGCGATAAGATGTCTAAGGAACTTACTTCCCCTCAGCGTTTTGATTACGATAATAACATGCGTAATCGTATTATCCCCTCACTATACTTTTATGCATATAATGCCGGTCTAAACTTTACATTCTTCTGCCTAGAAGATACAGAGTTTTTCAAGCGTTATCATGATGGTGTTCCAGTGTATAACGATGAGAAGAAGCTAGAGAATGAATATGCTTTTGTATTCTTCGATGGTCCTCACGATAACAAGACGCTAGATATTGAATGCAAGTTCTTTGCTGAGCGTGCACCAGTTGGAGCAGTATTCGTATTCGATGATATCTGGATGTATGATCACGATAAGATCGTAGAGCAGGATTGGTTGTTCCCACGTGGCTTTGAACTTCTAGAGAAGAAAAACATCAAAGCAAGCTATGTTAAGACCAAATAAAGGCTTTTCTTCTACCGAAAAAAGGCTATAATACAGTTCCTCAAAATAAGGAATAAAAAATGGCATTCAGTGATTTAGAACTACTCGTAAACGCAGACATGTTTGAAAGAGGTTACGATCCAGCAAACATGGATGATGTAGAAGAATATTGGGAGGATTATCTATATGGGTATTGAGATTTATTCAAAGGATAACTGTACTTTCTGTGAACAGTCAAAGCAGCTTCTTAAGATTCATGGTAGAGATTTCGTTGAGTATAAGTTGGATAAGGACTTTACTCGTGAGATCCTTCTATCAAAGTTCCCAGAAGCTAAGACGTTTCCAGTTATTGTAATCGATGGTTTCAATATCGGTGGTTTCAATCAGTTGAAGGAACATCTAGTAACAGATTCAAATAGCGGTTCTTTGTTACTGGAGACTAACTGATGGCTAAAGTAACCTTTGATCGTGATAATCTCATCAGAGACTTAAAGAGTAACGCTGTTAGAGTTTACTTCACAAAGGTAAATGGCGATAAGAGAGAGCTTCGTTGCTCTCTCAAGCCAGACCTTCTGCCACCTCAGACGATTCATGAGCATTTAGACGAAATGCACAATAAGCCTGAGAACAAGGAAACCGTAGCCGTATGGGATCTTGATAACGGAGGATGGAAGTCTTTCCGTATTGAGAACGTCGAATACGTAGAATTTCTTGATGCGTTTTAATGTTATAAATAACATCTTTAACGCTAACGTTCAGGAGAATTGAATGAGCGAAAACGCATACTGGGGTTATCACCTTATCATCAATGCTGGAAACTGTAATAGAGAAGCAGTAACTGACGCTGGATTGATTGCAGAATTTGCAAGAGATTTGGTTAAAAAGATCGACATGGTTGCCTATGGGGAGCCACAGGTAGTTCACTTTGGTGACGGCAATAAAGCTGGTTATACTTTAATTCAGCTCATTGAGACGAGTAACATCTGCGCTCACCTTTGTGACGAATCAGGTGATATTTACCTAGATGTGTTTTCGTGTAAGACTTTCGATCAGCAGGTTGTTCTTCAGCTTGTTGATGATTATTTCTTGCCAACGAGAGTTAATCATCACTTCCTAGAGCGTCAAGCCTAATAAAAGGAACTTCGTTATGTTAAATACTGGATATTGTACTACTGCTATACCTGAAGCTTATCCTTATTCGACCGAAAAGGATTGCTATAGACGTAATATAGGAATCACTTTTGGTTCTTTTGATTTGTTCCACGCAGGTCATTCTATTATGCTAGAGACTTGTAAGAGACAGTGCGATTACCTAATCGTGGGGTTACAAACTGATCCCACGATTGACCGCCCCGCCATCAAGAATAAACCAATCCAAACCGTATTTGAACGCTACGCTCAACTAGAAGGTTGCCGTTGGGTTGATCAGATTATTCCTTACGAAACAGAACTTGACCTAGTTAATATGTTAAGCGTTCTAGAAGTCAGAAAGAGATTTCTTGGCGAAGAGTATAAGGGTCAGTTAATTTACGGCCAAGAGATCTGCGAAGAAAGAAAGATCGAATTGGTCTATGTTGAGCGTAGACATGGTTATTCATCAAGCGAATTGAGAATGAGAGTCAATAATGAGTCATACCGATAATTACTTCACAGAAGTTTCAGTAATCTCTGATGCTATTGATAAGAATCAGATCGAAGAACTAGCTAAGACAATCAAGGATATTAGAGATCACGCAGGTCGCATCTTCGTATTAGGCGTTGGTGGATCTGCTGGTAATGCATCCCATATGGTTAACGATCTTCGTAAGCTATGTGGCGTTGATGCTCTATGTCCAACCGATAACGTATCAGAACTAACTGCTCGTACAAACGACGAAGGATTTGATACTATCTTCAACGAGTATCTAAAGACAAGTCATTTCTGTAGCCGTGATGCTATCTTTATTCTATCAGTTGGTGGTGGTAATAAAGAGAAAAACGTATCACTAGCGCTAATCAATGCTATTGATCTAGCAAAAGAATACGGCGCAAAGGTTCTAGGCATCGTTGGTAGAAAAGATGGTTACGCTGCAACTCAGGGTGATAATGTTGTAGTTGTTCCTCCGCTATACGCCGAAAGAGTTACACCTCACTCAGAAGCTTTCCAAGCAGTAGTTTGGCATTGCTTAGTATCTAATCCTGTTCTTCAGGTAAAGGCCACAAAATGGTAAAAGCAGTATTCTTAGATCGTGATGGTACAATTAACGAACTAGTTCACGGTAGAGAAGACCCAAAGCACGTTTGTCCTTGGTATTATGCTGAATTCGATTTCATCGATGGAGTTGAGGAAGCAGTCAAGAAGATGCGTTCGCTTGGATTCTCTCTTCATGTTGTAACTAATCAACCAGACGTTGATGATGGTTATACAACAGAAGAGACGATGGATGCTATTCATCTTCTCATTAAGAATAAATTAAACGTTGATACCATTCAGGCTGCGAGAACTCGTGGTACAGAAGAGTATAAACCAAAATCAGGTATGTTAGATAAGATCGTTAAAGAATGGCATGTTACAAAAGAACGTAGCTGGATGATTGGCGATACTTGGCGTGACGTTGTTGCCGGACATAATGCCGGAGTAAAGACTATATACCTTGGTGAAATATACAACGCACCTTCGGAATACTTGCATATTAAACCAGACTTTTATGCAAAGAATCTTCTTGAAGCTGCTAATATTATAGAACAGAATGTAGGTGGACAATGATTGAGATTTACGCTGATGGTGCAGACTTTGAGGGTATTCTAAAGGCTGCTGAGAATCCAAGAGTCACAGGATTCACTACTAATCCAACTCTAATGCGTCAAGCTGGTATTACTAACTACGAGAACTTTGCCAGATCTATTATTGACAAGTTGGCTTTCCTTCGCCCTGGCACAAATATCTCTCTTGAGGTATTTGCTGACGATACAGACAATATGTATCTACAGGCTAAGAAGATCGCTGAATGGGGCAAGCAGTATAACTATGATGTATTCGTAAAGATTCCAGTTACAAATACGTTAGGCGAACCAAACTATGGTTTGATCCGTTTGCTTAACGAAGAAGGTGTTAAAGTTAACGTAACTGCAGTCTTTACTCCTAACCAAACTCATAATATATTAGAGCATATTAATAATCCAGACGTTCCTGTTATTATTTCTATCTTCTCTGGTCGTGTTGCTGATACACTACGTAATCCAGTTACATGGACTAAGCAGTGTATTGGTGAAGCAAATAACAAACCAGCAGAGTTTGATAAGATCAAGTTTCTTTGGGCTTCATGTCGTGAGATCTATCATCTACAGATGGCTGACGAAGCAGGTTGTCATATTATTACGATGCTTCATGATCAGATTAAGAAGCTAAATCTACAGGGTAAGAACCTAACAGATTTCTCTAAGGAAACTGTTCAGATGTTTTATAACGATGCTAAGGCATCAGGATATAGGATTGAAGTATAATGAAGGGGTTTGAAGAAAACGAAATTTCAGAAAAGGCTCAGGGAGGAACTGAGCTTGCTAAGCGTAAACTAGCAAACATTCTAGATCAGGATCTTCTAGATAATTGTCAGATTATCTGTTCTCGTGAGCGTGAACTAGAAGAAGATAAGATTAGAATTTTCTGGTGTCATGATCTACCAGAAGATCCAGAGTCTGCTAAGTTTAGAGATCCAGCTTGGAGAGACAGATACCATAAGTTCGTCTTTATCTCTAACTGGCAGTATCAGCGTTATTGTCTGGTTCACGGTCTACCTATGGATAATAAATCTATTATCCTAGAATCGGGTATCGATCCCGCCCCCGAAAGCGTTCTAGAGAAGCCTAGCGATAAGATTAGACTAGTTTATACGTCTACCCCGCAAAGAGGATTAGAAATTCTAGTCCCTGTTTTCGAGCTTCTAGCAACCGATCAGTCAGATATTCATCTTGACGTATTCTCATCGTTTAAGATCTACGGTTGGGATGAAGTGGATGCTCAGTTTGAACCTCTATACGATAGAATCCGTAATCATCCACAGATGACGTATCACGGTTTTACTCCCAATGATCAACTCAGAGAAAGTCTTAACTCGGCTCATATCTTTGCTTACCCCTCTATTTGGACAGAAACATCCTGCCGCGCCATGCTCGAAGCTATGTCCGCTGGTCTGGTATGTGTTCATCCTAATCTTGGCGCTTTACCAGAAACGTCTGGTGGGCTAAACGTAATGTACCACGGCAATATGGAAAACAAGGACTATCATGCTAGTATGTTTGCTGGTAATCTAAATGCTGCTATTCAGCTTGTTAGAGATAACAATCAAACTAACATGATCAAGTTCAATAAGCTTTTTGTAGATAGTCGTTATAACATTGAGTTTATTAAGAACAAGTGGAACCATATGCTGAAGGATCTAGTCAATCAGTATCCAGATGCTGATTCTAGAAAGTTCCCAGAAAAGATGTTTGTTTATAGGACATAATCATGA